TGAATATTCGTAATACTCAGCATGATAAGTTGTGTCCCAGTAATATTTTAAAATTCCGTTCTTACATAACAACGCATCTTTGAACGCATTGTAAAAAATTGGAAAGCCGTCGTTGTCTTGTTGCAACACTATTCTGTTTATGTAATCTGTGGCTTGTTCAGCTAGTTTAACATCTTCTTTTCCAAAAGGAACAAACTCAACTACATTTTCGCTTGAGAAGAATATTCGCATAAGACTTGGTAGTATGTCTGCGATGGTGTCGTGAACATCAAGTGAGATAACTTGGCTTCGCCCATCTTCTTCGTTTCCGAATGGCTTACCCTGATAGTAGTCAATGCTCGTAGCCCTGAGGGGCGATATTGTGTTGTCAATAAAATCAACAGCGTCATCAAGAGCAGAACCCACAATAGATTGTAGTTCTTCTTCAGACGGTGCTCCATTATCAAACTCTCCAGTTGCTTCGCCTGACATATCATCTACATCTTGTGCTTCGTATATATCTTCAGACTGCATTTGTTTTCTTCTTTTTTTCTGAAACTTTAGTATTAGTCTTTTTGGTTTCTTTTTTGGTGTCGTTATTTTTATTCAACAATTCTTGAACATCATGTTGAGCGTCATATCTCGTAACCATATAGGATTCCTTATTTTGACACTATATATCTAGTGTTTCTGCTATCTATTATAATGATTCTAAAAATTTTTCGCAAAGTAGTTATAGAAACAAACAAAGTAAGAGGGGGGTCTGTCTAATATTAGCGATATATTCAAGTTAGTGTGTGGGTATCTAAGCTATTTCATGCACTATCACTTAAACAAAGGGGGGGCTTTTTCGCTGATTTTCAATAAAGTTAAGCTATTGAATTAATTGACTTTTTTTATTTGTGTCAATGTGCTGTAGCAAATAGACAATTTATTTATTTATTTTTAATGCCTCTAGATGCAAGTCTTGAGTCGATATATTAACCTTAACATCTGTTCCACCACCAGCTTTGAACTGCGAATTATAAGAACCAGCTTTCCATTTCCTAGTATCAATCTGTAATTTGGCTTTATTAATTGAGTCGCTATCCAAATCCACATTGTCCGCAATCTCCAATGCCTCTTCCATTGTTTTATGTGCCATTTCCTTTTGTGCCACCTCTCTCACCCGCATAACTTCTCCTTTAAAGTCCCCTTTAAAATAATCTCGTTTTAAGTCTAAATACTTATAGAAAACAAACCAAGTTAAGCTATCTTTCCCCGGTCTTGTAAAGTCTTTAAGAATCGGGCATTTCCCTTTGATGATTTGATTAAAAGAATAACCCTCCGATAATGCCTCTAATAGCCGAGCGTCTAAAGATTCAAGACCTATTTCTTGTAAATGATTTAATGCTTTTTTAGTTATCGGTTGTCCTGCCATTGTGATTCGTCCTTATGTAATTAATTAGATTCATAATATAATATTAATTAATAAAAGATTCAATTACTGACTCAAATAGCAAATTGCATTTCATAGCGTATATATACGCTATTGAAACAATGCAATCATGCAATCCTTAAGAGCGTTTAAAAGTGTAAAAGTTATAAAATGCAATTATGCAATCTTATAAGCTATTGATTTAATTAAACAAATAGAAACGCTTGTGATGATTTGCTATAATGCAATCAGTCAAAAGTTTATACATAATAGATTGCAAACACTAAAAAACCAATGCAATCTGAAAAGTTATCAACAAAGTTATCAACAGTTATTTTTATTTATTTAAAATTATTTTGTAAATTTCTTTGATTTTAATTTGACAGTAACAATTAACTGTGGAATATAGTTAATCAACATTTAACAAATTAGAGGATTTTATTATGATTATACTTAAACAAACAGACGACCAAGTTAACAACCAAGCCAACTTAGTTGATACATTAACTTTTATTAATTCAGTTATGAATGATAAAAGAAACAATTTTTCACTAAACGGCGCCGTTGCTTTATACAACCAAATTAATTCAGTTCCAGATGATGTAACTTTGAACGAATTATTCAAAGAGAATACCTCATTATGTATTTTTGAAAATATGATTGAATTAGAATCAATTACAGATTTTCAACAAAGATTTCCAATCAAAACTGAAAAATTTAATATTAATTCTATTGATGATGTTGAAGAATTAACCGACATTATCAGAATACCACTGTCCGAGCGTTTTATAATTGTCGTATCGGATTTATTTTAATCAACATTTAACAAAAGGAGTTATTATGAAAAATCAATTACAAATCAAAGGTCTTAAAGGTTCAGCGGTTAAAAAAGAGGTTGAACGATTTATGTCCGAAAATATTATTGAGATGATGAACCAGCCAGGTTCTAATCACTGGTCAAAGAATTGGTCAGATGGTCAAGCTATGAACCAAGACGGCACGCCGTATAAAGGTTATAATGCTTTGGTATTACCTTGGGTTAAGCATCAAAATAAATATAAATCTGATTATTGGGGAACCTTCAAGAACTGGCAATCCAAAGGATTTAAAGTTCAGAAAGGTGAAAAATCCACCGCAATTATCTTTTCATCACCAATTATTGAAGATGTAGAGGTTGACGGCGTTATGAAACAAAAGGTTAAATACTTTGTTTATAAGGTTTATAGCGTTTTCAATGCTAGTCAGGTTATCAATATAAAATCAGGTGAACTTGGTGATACTTGCGAACCTTATAGCAATCAAAGACCAACCGATGTTGAATTTAATATGGATTTAACCCAACAGGTTATAGACTCATATCTAGCGAGTCAAAATATTGAACTTAAAGAAGGTGGCAACCGAGCGTTTTATAGTCCTAGCGGTGACTTTATCGGAATGCCTGAAAAGTCATCATTCTTTGACAATGGCGTAACGGCTGAACATAGCTATAAGTCAACCTTATTACATGAGATTGGACATAGCACAGGTCACGAATCAAGACTTAAAAGACCTTTTAACAATATGTTCGGCGATGATGAATACGCATTTGAGGAGCTTGTGGCTGAGTTTACGGCCGTATTTATGTCAGGTCATACTGGTCTTACAGTAAGTCCACCAATGAACCACGCTAGTTATCTAAAAAGCTGGAATAGACGATATAGAGAGGATAGCCGATACATTATCAAAGCTATATCAAAAGCATCAAAAGCCAGCCAGTTCATTATTGATAATTCATGCCTAGCCGAGCAACAGGACGAGGAGGTATCAAAGTCAGCCTAACTGAGGAGGATTATATATCCGAAACTAGGTCTTAATTGACCTAGTCTTAGGCAATAAAGCCAACAACAAAAAAAGGAAAATATTATGGAAACTTTTACAATAACATTTTTAATAATTTGGGGTGTTTTCTTCACCGCTTGTTTTATAGCTTTGATAGTTCTAGGCATACAATCATGCCTTGATTTACCTAGCGATAAATCAGACCAAGCCAGAATAGACGCTTGGGTTGATGCTATGATTAAAATAGGGGAGGAAGACTAATGGGAACTAGATGCAATATAAAAATTAAAACTGGTGATACCACGCTTTGGATTTACAGACATTGGGACGGCTATCCTGCCGAAACGGGTGTTGATTTAGCCACAAAGTTGGTTCATGTTAAAAACGCCAATGAGTTTATCGCCAAATTATTAAAGGACGGTGCTTATGAGGTAACAACCGAACAACATGGGGATATTGAATATTTATATAATATTATATTTCCAACATGGAACGGTAGAGATTCAAGTAATGATATGAGCATACACTTTGAAACCTTGAAAAGGTCTGGCTTTAATAAAGACCGAGATGAGGACACTTTTGAACATCTTGAGAACTATTACAGAGACCAATCAGAGGAAGAATCTGAGTTTAGTAGTAAAAGCATAGAAAACTTAGTTGATACCACTAAAAAAGAAATATTAAACAAGCTAGGTTATTACTTTAGAGCGGCCTTAAAAATGCAAATTCAAAGTGCCGAGCATCAACTAAAACAAGACGCCTATTTTCATCAATTATCAGACATAGAGGAGGAATAATAATGGATATTTTTGAAGTAAATAAAGACCACGAATTGTACCCAACCTTTGAGGTGTTGGTATCAAAGGTTTCTACATTTTGCCGAAAGGTTTGTGATGCTGATAAGGAAGTACCTCTTATCAGCAGTTACCACCCAGAAGGTTATAGGGATAACTTGGTAAGCATTGGAACTAAAAATCTTGATACAGGCAAAGAGTATAAATACTTCTCAGCTTGGATTGATGAAGATAAAAACAACATAGGTTTAAATGCTGGTGAAGGTATGCTATGGGATTGGATAGATGATAGCGACCAGAATCCACCTATATCTGGCTGGAACGAGGTATTAAACCACTTTGATTATACAGTAGAGTATAATGGACAATATACAATTTTCAGTCTAGCTGAGGAGGTTTAATTAACCGAAACTAGGGTATTATTTACCCTAGTCCTAGACAATTAAGTCTAACAACATAAAGGAGAATATTATGGAATATATATTAACAATAACCAAAGGTGAAAGAGATGAAAGTTCAAAGTATTTTGAAGCTACATTAACCGAGGAAGGCAACAGTTCTAATGAAATTGATTTTTTTAGAAGCAAATCAGAAGAAGCTGTTGTGAAATTTATTAATAAAGTAACGGAAGAATATGGTTTTGAGTATCATAACCTTTATCCCAACGATTATATGCTTGAATATTTAAGAAAGTTTATTGATGGTGGGAATCAAATTTGGGCTATTTATTCAAGATAACCAAACTGAAGTTGACAATTACACGAATCAAGAATAATTTACATATAGGAAAGGAAAATTATTATGAAAAATAACCGATTAAAAGTCTTAGTAAATGACGGGCTTGGTAATATTACTGTAAAGAATTTTACCAATATTAATGATGCTAACAAATACCACAATTCTATGCACAGAAAATTATATCTCAAAGTAACACCAAGAGGTAAAGCAAGACCTAATTTATCTGAATTAAAAATAGTGAGGGGACACCATGAGATTTAAGTTAGAAAATAATTCAAGAGTCATTAAGAAATTAGGTAAAAGATTTAGTGGTTCTTGGGCAAAAGTTAATACCAAAAAATTAAAAAGAAAAGCCAATAAAGGGGTGAGATAATGACAAGAAAATTAATCAAAACATACAAAGGTAAATTGTCGGAAGTTACAGCACAAATAAAAGCTGAAGCTGAAGAATATAAGGAACAGGAATTCGCTAAAGAAAATCCTAGTTTTATTAAAGTTAATGACGCCATTGTTAGTCCAAATGAGTTACTGGACAGAATGGTTAAAATGGGCAATATAACTAAAGCTAGAGCCGAAGAACTTAAAAGAACTATTAAATGATTAAGATAATTAAATACGCAATACGCAATTTTTTATGCTTTCGTTTTATGTGGAAGAAAAAGTAGTGGGTATTTATCAACAACCAACAGACAAGTTTGAATGTTTTATGTGTAAGAGATTGCAAACTGATTCATGTCCTGTCTGTAATAAACAAACAAATGAATCTTGGAGAATAGCTTTAAGTATAGGAAAGGAAAAGAAATGAAGAAAGAAAAACTGTTTAATTGGAAAGTTAAATTGCAGTTGGTCTTTGTAGTATTAATGTTGCTGTTACTTAATGCAATAGCACCAAAGCCATTTGCAAAACATGAGCAAGTTGAATGTATTAATGTAGAGCAAAGACAATGACTGAAGAAACATATCAACAACCATTATTTGAGGACATAGAACAAGAAGACCATTGGGTTAGGCATTGGCAAGGTATGCCTCATT